TAAAAACAGATAGCAATGGTAATTTAAGTTTTGCAGCAGTAAATACTGATCTGGTAAATGACACATCACCACAGCTAGGCGGTAACTTAGATGTTAACAGTAAAAATATTATTTTTGGTGATACTACTAACTCAGGTAACAATCGTTTAAAATTTGGTGCAAGTGGAGACTTAGAAATTTCACATAATGGTACAAACTCATTAATACAGGATTCTGGAACTGGTGATTTACTTTTAGCTGGTGATAATAATGTTTCAATTGTAAATACAGCAACTACTGAATTTAAAGCAAAATTTATAACTGACGGAGCAGTAGAGCTATATCACGACAACGTAAAAAAAATAGAGACCACAAGTTATGGAGCTTTATTGTCTGATGGAAAACTTATTATAGATGATGGTAGTACTGGTCAAGGTTTCTTTGATTTAAATAGTGAAGG